GCAGGCGTAACAGATCCTAAGACCTTAGCGATGGCAGGCGCGGCAGCAGTAGCACCCGTCATTCTGCGCTGGCTCAATCCTAACGATGCCTCATTCGGAGTCGGGAAAGAATGACTCAAGAAAACTTTTTCACTCTCTACTTCGCTAGCCTTGCCGTCATCGGTGGGCTCGCAGGTTATGTCATCACTCATCTTCTCTCTGAAATTAAGAGACTTAACTCGCGTGTCGATGAGATTTACAACATCCTTCTCGAGCGATAATTATTGACATGGCAAGAAAGAAAGTCATCGATCTCGATACTTACTCACAGCTTGACGCATGGGCTATTAGCCTGCACGAGATGTATCGCGCACTACGCAGGGCAGGGTTCGCAGTCGATCTCTGCTTAGCAATCATTACAGATCGAGACTCGTATCCTGAATGGATCATGCCATCAATTCCCGACCGCATGGATCCAATACCCTACGAGGACGACGACGAGGACTAATGAAGCGCATTGTCATAGTGAGCGACCTACAGGTTCCCTTCCACGATAGACACGCAGTTAAGAATTTAGCCAGTTTTATAGCCAAGTTTAAGCCACATGAAGTAGTTACGATAGGAGATGAGATTGATTTCAACACCATCTCGAAATGGTCAGAAGGGACGCCAGAAGCCTACGAGCAGACTCTGGGAGACGATCGCGATGAGGCTGTTCAGGTACTTTACGATCTACAAGTAACGCAATGCCTGCGTAGTAATCATACTGATCGTTTATACACGCAGCTGATGCGTAAGATTCCCTCATTCTTATCCTTGCCAGAACTTAGGTTCGAGAAGTTCATGCGCTTCGATGAGCTAGGAATTACCTTCCATAAGAAGCCTTACAACATAGCGCCGGGCTGGATCGCAGTACATGGCGACCATACCCCTATCAAGTCTCAAGGCGGTCTCTCAGCCCTCGAGGCAGCCCGTAGACACGGTAAGAGCGTTATCTCTGGTCATACTCACAGGGCAGGGCGTTCGTCTTTCTCAGAGGCCTCTGGAGGCCGTATAGGGCGTGTCCTGCATGGCGTAGAAGTAGGCAATCTTATGGACTTTAGCAAGGCCAGTTACACGAAAGGGTCTGCGAACTGGCAACAAGCGTTCGCCATCATGTACGTCGATGGCAAGAATGTGCAGGTTGATCTGATCTACATCGAGAAGGATGGGACTTTCGTAGTCTCAGGCAAGCGTTATGGACGACCTAGATAACGAGCTTGATCGGGACATCGATGACCATATCGATGACGCAGAATCGTTACCGTTTCGTTATCTAAATATCTGGAAATTCCCCTTTGGGTCATGAGACATTAAAGCCACGGATGAAGGGCATCCAAAGAAAGGCTCAACATGTTCGATCCATCACTAGGCGATTTCATTGTAATGATTGTGCTATCTGCACTATATTTCCATGTAGGCCGTATCGTCGGCATTCGCGTGGGATATCTCCAAGGCCGTAAAGCTGTGAGAGATTACTACGAGACCAAAGAAAGGGTGCGAGTGTGAAAGCAAGTGAAGTCCTATTATCAGCTACTGACATCATTGGAGACCGAGGACGAATATATGGTCATCCTCGTATCAATCAGACTCGAATCGCACTACGACTTCAACAGATGCTTGAGACACCGATCTCAGACCATCAAGCGTGTCTGGCGATGGTCGAAGTCAAGCTCGCACGTCTCCAAGAAACCGCTGACCATATTGACTCCTATATCGACGCGTGCGCTTACCTTGCACTAGCGTGTGAACTAATTACTGAAAGGGATGAGCAGTATGTTTAATCTTGAAGATTATGAAACAGTAGAAGAAAGACTAATAAAGTTTTGGAAGGATCATCCAGATGGACAAATTCATACAAAGTTACTTGATCAATCCGCTGGCCGTTTTATTGTTGAGGCTGCTATATATCGCACAGAGGCTGACATTCGTCCATGGACTACAGGACTTGCAGAAGAAACGATCCAAGGGCGGGGCGTTAATGCGACGTCAGCGCTGGAGAATTGTGAGACTAGTGCTATCGGTCGAGCGCTTGCTAACGCAGGATATGCAACAAAGGGAAAGCGAGCGTCACGAGAAGAAATGGTCAAAGTTAATAAAGCGAATGAAGTAAAGGCCAGCATCGATGAAGTTAAAGCAAAGATGGCCGACACGTCCGGCACTTACATCCCAGTAGTAAAGGAAGAGGATCCATGGACTATCAAGCCAGCGACTATGCCGCCCACAATGGGGGAAGCTGTATCGACGGTGAAAGAGATCATTGGCGGCCAGACAGAGAAGGATATCCCTCATTGCAAGCATGGTGAGATGATGTGGAAGACGGGCATTAGTAAGGCAGGCAAGGCATGGGGTCATTTTAAGTGCACTTCGAGTCGGATCGATCAGTGTAAAGATCCAATCTGGTATGAGATTGCTCAAGATGGATCATGGCAACGCCAGAAAGCGAGAGTGTAATGGGACGCTTACAGTTTATGAACCAAGACGGCGAATGGGAGTCATTCCCTACAGAGGATGAGATTCATCGATCGAAAGAAGTCATAGCAATTCTTGAGGAGTTTACCTTTACGACTAGATGCTGCCTATGCAATGATGCAATTCCCTACAAAGATATAAAGGTCAATCTGGCTAATAAGAGCTGGTCATGCGCTAAGTGTCACGCTGTCAATGGCCTCACAAAGCCGTAAGTATCGAGGATTCTCGACCGAGCGTGTGGTGGCACGTTACCTTTCGGAGTGGTGGCCACATGCAGATATCGGTAGAGGGGCTGGAAAAGATATAACACATGTCCCGTTCGACATGGAAGTTAAAGCTAGATCGGCGTTCCAGCCAAAGGCGTGGATCGATCAGGTCACAAAGAGGGCGAGTAAAGCTGGTGACTTGCCTATCGTAGTTAGTCGATTGAATGGTCAAGGGGAGAAGGCTCCTAGTGAGTACCTAGCATTCATGAGATTAGGTGATCTGGTCGATCTATTGCTCAAGGCAGGTTACGGTGATTTCAAGGGCGATATTGGTACACTTGAACCTATGAGATGCAATATGTGTGGCGCATGGGCGTTCACTCAAGTATGCAGAATGTGTCAGAGTGATCCAGATGCCAACCTATGAGTTCGAGTGTGATAACGATAAGTGTGAAAGCAATGCACGCATTGAAGAATGGCTGAGTCTCAGCGAACCTCATGATCTAGAATGCCCGTTCTGCCATAGTCCTATGCACAAAGTTTACAGCTCTATTGGAGTTTCATTTAAGGGATCAGGATTCTATAGTACGGACAATCGATGAGCGACACGCCCCTGAACAGGACTTATACTAACCTGCTTGACACGTCTGGTACTCTCAGCGCTAGAGCCCATCAGGGGCTCAACGCGAGCCCGATAGGGCTAGCTCGCGTGGTAGCACTCGCTATTGGGATATCTCTATCTATAGCAATGCCCCTAGATGCACAGGCGTCAGACCTTGCAATTAAACAGCTTAAACAATTAGCCAATTACCAACTCACTGATAAGCAGTATGCATGCCATAACGAGATAGTGCATAGAGAGTCTAGATGGAACTATAAGGCAGTAGGTAACCTCAATGGTACTAAGCAGGTGTATGGGCTATACCAGATGAAGACTGAGAGCCTAAGAGTATCTACACCTATTAAGCAGTTCTGGATGTATTGGCATTATGTAGTACATAGGTATGGCCATACTGAGTATGATGAGCCTGACTATTGTAATGCGTTACAACACTTAAAGATTAAAGGATGGCAATGAGTACCAAGCGCGGTGATCCTCGAGGCACTAGAGCTTACAAAGCCAGACGCTTAGAGGTACTGCAACGTGACCAGTGGTCATGCTTCTATTGCATGCAGCCCGCAACTACAGTCGATCACGTCATTCCCATAATCCAAGGAGGGGATCCCATTGCTTACGATAACCTCGTCAGCTGTTGTGCATCATGCAATAGCAGTAAGGGATCACGTTCAGAAGGCTCTTTTTTAGCACGCAGGGCCACCCCCCCTGTCTTTTCTGGCAATATATACCCGATGCAGTCCAGACCGATGCCAGACTCACCCTTTACTGCCCGACCAGTCACAGACAGTCCTGACTAGTGGCAGCTCGTAAGCAGCCGCTACGAGGGGCAACCAAAGCAAGGCTCCACAGCCCACTTCTCAAGGGCAAAACACGCTCAGATGAGATCGCTAAACTTGCAGATGATCTTGGAATGCCTTTACTGCCGTGGCAGAAGTGGATGCTTGATGACATGATGCGAGTCGACGCTAAAGGAATGTACATTCGCAAGACTTCGCTCTGCCTCATCGCTCGGCAGAATGGCAAGTCCCATCTAGGCCGCATGCGCGTCATCTGGGGGCTGTTCTATGGAGGCGAGACCAAGCACCTAATCATGAGCTCTAACCGAGCCACTGCCCTTATGACCTTTCGTGAGATTGCATGGATCATCGAGAATGCTCCGCACTTAAAGGCCGGTACTAAAGCGATCCGTTATGCCAACGGCGGCGAGCGCATCGAGCTGCTCAACGGGGCAACCCTTGACCTCGTATCAGATACTCGTGACTCATCTCGTGGACGCACAGCAGACTTTCTCTGGATCGATGAAGTCCGAGAGATTAGTAAGGATGGCTACACAGCTGCAATCCCTACGACTCGCGCCAGACCTAATGCACAGACCTTGCTTACTTCCAATGCTGGTGACGCATTCTCTGAGACGCTAAATACGCTTCGAGAAAGAGCCTTATCTGCACCGCCTAAGTCATTCGGATTTTACGAATGGTCAGCACCGCAATACTGCAAGATCACAGACCGCAATGCATGGGCAATGAGTAACCCTGCTCTCGGCTACACAATATCGGAGGAGTCACTTGAAGAAGCTGTCGCGACAAATAAGATTGAAGATATTAGGACTGAACTTCTATGCCAATGGATTGATTCTTTACAGAGTCCATGGCCTCATGGCGTACTTGAGGCGACCAGCGATGCCACGCTCCAGATTCCGATCGGTGGCTATACAGTTTTTGGCTTCGATGTATCTCCATCTCGCCGCAATGCGAGCCTCGTTGCTGGTCAGATTATGGGTGACGGAAGAATCGGTGTCGGTATCTTGCAGACGTGGGAGTCGCAAGTCTCGGTCGATGACCTAAAGATTGCAGCTGAGATCAAGGGATGGGCTGATCAATATCGTCCAAAAATGATCTGTTACGACAAGTACACGACGCAATCAATCGCTGAAAGATTGGCTAATGCAGGACAGATAACTCAGGATGTATCAGGCCAGCAGTTCTATCAGGCTTGCTCTGACCTTCTCGATGGCATGGTCAATGGTCGAGTAGTCCATAACGGGCAAGAAGAATTAATAAAGCAGATGAATAACTGCGCGGCAAAGACTAACGATTCAAGCTGGCGCATCGTAAAGCGTAAGAGCGCTGGCGATGTATCGGCGCCGATTTCTCTCGCCATGGTTGTGTCAATGCTATTAAAACCACAACAGGTTGCGGCTATCTACACAGAATAATCTACATGTAGTGTATAATTGCGGTCTATGGGTATCCTCTCGCGCCTTACAGGTGCAACACCGAAGGCCAATGTTGAAGCGCAATACGCACCGCAGGTTCTCGGTGAGTATTCGCCTTATGCGATGCCGTTCCAATTTGCTTACGTTGGACGCACAGAAGCAATGGGAGTTCCGGCACTAGCTCGATGCCGCAATCTTCTGGCTGGCACAATCGGCACAATCCCTCTCGAACTTTATAAGAAGTCAACAGGCGAAGAATTAGGCAAGCCACTATGGCTTGATCAACCTTCTTACTCTCAGCCTCGTTCAGTAACTATTGCTTACACAGTCGACTCACTTCTATTTTACGGCCAAGCATTCTGGCAAGTAGTAGAGACATACCAGGAGGATGGCCGACCATCTCGATTCGAGTGGATCGCTAACAGCCGCGTCACAGCCACACTTGATCGCGATAATGTATTCGTAAAGTCTTATGCCATCGATGGCACAACAGTACCGATGGATGGCCTCGGATCTCTAATCACATTTCAATCGCTAAGTGATGGCATTCTCAACACAGGAACATCGACTATCCGCGCAGCTCTCGACATCCAGAAGGCCAGCGTTATAGCAGCGGCCACTCCAATGGCGTCTGGGTATCTTAAGAATACAGGTGCGGATTTACCTCCTGTAGAAGTCCAAGGATTACTTGCAGCATGGAAGTCTGCCCGTCAAAATCGTTCTACGGCTTATCTAACATCTACTCTCAATTATGAGACAGTCGGATTCAGCCCTAAAGACATGATGTACAACGAGGCAATCCAGAACCTTGCTACTGAGATTGCTCGCCTTTGCAACGTCCCACCTTATTACGTTTCAGCCGATCAAAATACGACAATGACCTATGCGAACGTAACTGAAGAAAGAAAGCAATTCTTGACCCTTTCTTTACAGCCATTTATCTCAGCCATCGAGGATCGTCTATCAATGGATGACATTACAGCTCGTGGCAACATCGTCAAGTTCGACATCGATAAGAATTATCTCCGCACCGATCCACTCGTGGAGTTATCAATTATCCGTGAACTTCTCGATCTTCAATTGATCACTCAGGAGCAAGCCATGGAGATGACAGACCTAACACCTAACGGAAGCGAAGGCATGCAATGAAAGAGATGCTCACATTCTCAGCAGAACTTACAGCAGACGCGTCAGAGCGCACTATCTCTGGCAAGATCGTCCCCTTTAATGGTGAGGTAGGAAATACATCTGCCGGAGCCGTCGTCTTTGAGCGTGGCGCGATTAATATCGCTGACTCATCTAAAGTGAAGCTCCTTCTGGAGCACGATCCTAAGCAGCCAATCGGCCGCGCTCAATTCTTTAATGAAACAGAAGACGGAATCTTTGCATCCTTCAAGATTTCTAAATCATCACGCGGCACAGATGCTCTCATCGAAGCCTCAGAAGAACTCCGCACTGGTCTTTCAGTCGGAGTTATGGTCAATGCAGCCAAGCCTAAGAATGGCGTCCTGTATGTATCGAGTGCTGACCTCCTCGAAGTAAGTTTAGTGCAGGCCGCCGCATTTAAGTCAGCAGCCGTCACTGATATTGCGGCATCTGAAGATGAAGCCGTAGAAGAAACCCTACCAACAGAAAGCGAGACAGCCACAGTGGAAACCACTCCAGCAGTCGAAGCAACACCTACAGTTGAGGCTGCCGCAGTTGAAGCTGCTCGCCCTGCTGTAACAGCAATGGCTTACACAAAGCCACGCATTGAAGTAACAGCTGCAAAGTATGCAGAGAACACAATCCGCGCAGCACTCGGAGACGACGTAGCTCGTCAATGGATCGCAGCAGCGGCAGACACATCTGACAACGCTGGTCTCGTACCAACACGTCAGCTCTCTGAGATCATCAACCCTCTCGGAACCACAATCCGTCCATCAATCGATGCAATCTCTCGTGGAGTGCTTCCAGATGCAGGTATGACATTTGAGATCCCAAAGATCACACAGATGCCAACAGTTGCAATCGAGCCAGAAGGCGACGCATTCAGCGACACAGATCAGAACTCAAGCTTCCTTTCAGTAACAGTACAGAAGTACGCTGGACAGCAGACATTCTCAGTTGAATTGCTAGATCGCACATCTCCAGCATTCTTCGATGAGCTAGTCCGCAACATGGCGGCTGCTTATGCAAAGGCGACTAACTCAGCAGTTAACGCTGCACTTATTTCAGGTGCTTCACTTGATGCAACAACAGTTGCAACATACCCAACAGCAGCAGAACTCCTCGGAATCGTTGCTCGCGGATCAGCATCTGTTTATGGCGCAACAGCAGGACTTCCAAATCCATTCGCTCGCAACATGGTCGTATCTACAGGACAATGGTCAAACATCATGTCACTTAACGATGCAGGCCGCCCAATTTACACAGCGACAAATCCGATGAACGCAGGCGGAGCAGTTGCTCCAACTTCACTCACAGGCAACGTTGCTGGACTCAACCTTTACGTTGATCCAACAAACGGCGGCGATGGCGATGGAACAATCCTCATCGTTAACCCAGATGCATACACATGGTACGAGTCACCAACATACCGCCTACGCGCTGAATCAACAGCAGCAGGACAGGTAACAATCGGCTACTACGGCTTCGGAGCAATCGCTACCAAGGTCGGCGCAGGCGCATTCAAGAATAACAAGGCGTAAGCCACACTAAGTCGCTGGCAGGGTAGTGCCCTTCTACCCTGCCAGTCTTTAGAAAGGTAAACAATATGGCTCTGACAACAGTTGCAGAACTTCGCACGGCTTTAGGCGTAGGCACTCTCTACACCGATGCAGTCTTGCAGTCTGTCTGCGACGCTTCAGATAACGTCTTGTTGCCCTTTCTATGGAAGAATCAGCAGTACATCATTGCTCACGGCAACACAGGGACAGTCGGCACTCTCTACTTTGATCAGGACATCCGCGACTACTTTTACGTCGGACAGTCAGTAGTTATCTCTGGCGCTGGCACTAAGTACAACGGCACAAAGACAATCACAGGCGTCGATACTCAATCCTTTACAATTACCACAACACACACCAGCGACCATCCATATCACTCAGTCGAGCCTTATGGCATTGCAGCAGCTGAGACCTACACAGATTACACAACGATTCCGGCAATCCAAGAAGCATCTCTCATGATCTCGATCGACATCTGGCAATCTCGCCAAGCCCCATCAAGCGGCGGCGTCACCATCGATGGCTATCAGCCATCTCCATATCGCATGGGCAATACCCTTCTCGCTCGCGTCCGTGGCTTACTTGCTCCATATCTTGATCCGAGATCGATGGTGGGCTAATGGCCGCCATATCAACACTCCGCGCAGGTATCGCAGCAGCTCTGACAGATAATACAAAATACTCAGTCTTCTCATTCCCACCTGCAACACCGATCGCAAATAGCGTGATCGTAGCGCCAGCAGATCCTTACATCTCGCCATCTAACGGCTGGCATGCATCGATCTCGCCTATGGCTAACTTCGTAATTTCCGTAATGGTTCCCTTGCTCGACAATGAAGGCAATCTCATCGGAATAGAGGATGACATCGTTCGAGTCTTTGGCTTGCTCGCTGCATCTTCATACACCTACAACGTCACAGATGTATCGGCTCCGGCCGTACTCAGTGCCGCATCGGGTGATCTGCTTACCTGTAATATCAATATCTCAGTCCTAACGAGTTGGAGCTAAAATGTCCGAGTGGGAAAAAGAGCAAGAAGCCTTCCTGATCAAGATCGGGCAGGTAGCACCATCAACACCTAAGCCAGTAACTACTAAGAAAGACGAGGAATAATCTCATGGCTGTATTTCTAAATAACAAGGTCGGCGTGAAGATTAACACAGTCGATCTTTCAGACCACGTTACAGCAGTAACACTTAACCGCACTTTCGACGAGCTCGAAGTGACTGCAATGGGCGATGGCGGACATAAGTTCGTTAAAGGCCTCGAGGCATCATCAGTCACAATCGACTTCCTCAATGACACAGCAACAGCCAACGTCCTACAGACCTTGCAAGCTGCATGGGGAACTAACGTCACAGTAGTCCTTCTACAGGAAAAGGGAACCGCAGTATCTGCGACTAACCCTCTTTACACAATGACCTGCCTTATCAATGGCACAACCGACATCAACGGCGCAGTCGCTGATATCGGAATGCAGAGCCTGACATTTAACGTCTCAGGCACTACAGTAGTTGCCACAACAGGCACATTCTAAAACACTAAACAAAGGGGCACAGCATGGCAAAGTTAATAGTAACGATGGCAGACAACAGCGTCACGAATATCGAGATCACACCTCGACTGGAGTACGCGTTCGAGCTATATGCTAAAAAGGGATTTCACAAAGCGTTCCGCGATGATGAAAAGCAGTCAGATGTCTATTGGCTTGCATGGGAAGGCCTTCGACTAAGTGGAGTCACAGTCAAGCCATTCGGCTCAGACTTTCTCGAAACTCTTAAGAGTGTAGAGGTTGCAGAGTCTGACCCTTTGGCCTAGGCAGGGATAGCATCCACTATCTCATTGCTCGCTTGAGCATCGAGACGGCTATCCCTCCACAAGACTTAATTGATTTAGATTCGACAATGCTCCAGATGTTACTGAAAGCGTTGAAAGATAGAGCAAAGGAGCAGAGCGATGCCTACAGAGCTAAAAGGCGCTAACGAGCTTCGCAAAGCCCTAAAGAAATTTTCACCTGATCTAGACAAAGCAACACGCGATGAGATGGTTGGATTCTTAAAGCCATTGGTAAAGAAAGCCAGAGGCTTCATGCCATCTAACAGCGCCATGCCGTCTGGATTCGTTAAGCATGAAGTTAAGACTGCAACTTTTCCAATGTACGATGCAACCGAGGCACGTCGAGGCGTAGGTTATAAACTGACACCGACTAAGCCTAACCGCGAGGGATGGTCTGCGACTGTATCGATCCACAATAAGACAGCGGCAGGCGCGATCTTTGAGACGGCTGGACGTAAGTCTGGCATGTCTGGTCGCTTCACACCACGATTGCAGGGCAACCTAACAGGCTCTGGCAAGATGTCTGGACGTGCAATGTTTAAGGCGTACAAAGAAGATGAGGGCAAGGCTAAGGCTGGAGTTATCAAGGCGCTTGAAAAGGCCGCCACTAAGTTTAATGGGAGTGGCAACTAATGGCTGAACTAAGAATCCCCATAATTGTTGAAAACAAAGGCAAGAAAGCCCTTGAAGATACCGACAAGGATGTCAAGAAACTTTCTAAGTCTTTTAAGAAACTAGCAGGCGCACTAGGGATTGGTCTATCAGCTGCCGCCGTAGTTAAATTTGGTAAACAAGCCGCTAAGGCATTTATGGAAGACGAGAAGGCAGCCAGCCGTCTAGCCATGTCGGTCAAGAATCTCGGCCTAGGATTTGAGTCAGTTCGCATCGAGAGTTTTATCAGTGAACTTTCTGCCATGTCTGGAGTTACAGATGATGAACTGCGTCCGGCAATGCAGAAACTATTGCAGACTACTGGATCGGTTACTAAGTCTCAAGAATTGCTTAACCAAGCCCTAGACATTTCACGCGGCTCTGGCGAGGACTACGAGACTGTAGTTAATGATCTTTCAATGGCTTACGTTGGAAACACTAAAGGACTTCGTAAGTATGCTCTAGGACTATCTCAGGCTGAGCTTAAGACTATGAGTTTTGCAGATGTACAGTCTAAGTTCGCTGCCACATTTAAGGGATCTAATGCTGCTTACCTTGACACATACGCTGGCAAGTTTGAGTTAATCAACACAGCCGTTGGAGAGGCATCAGAAAAGATCGGTGGGGCTCTAGTTGAGTCTCTAGTGGCAGCCTTCGCAGCTGGAGATCCTCAGGAGTTCGTTGCCAAGATCGAGGGGCTAGCGACAAAGATCGCCAGCATGGTTGCAACAGCCGTTTTTGGATTTAAGAAACTTTATTACCTGACATCTGACCAAGCCATCCTTGCTTCACTAAACCCGTTTGACAATTATGAGAACGAAGTAGTCAAGATTATCGACATTCAAGAAAAGATGTTTAGAGCTTCATTCGAGGGCATCAAGATGGGCTATCTTGGATCTATGCCTATTGGCATCTATAACACTCCAGCGAATGATGCAGCTCGCAAGAAGGCAGAAGCAGACGCACTCAAGCGTGCCAAAGAGTTGGCAGCAGCGCAGACAAAGACTCTGGCAGAAGCCAAGAAAAAGGCTGCACTCGACAAAGCCTCAAAGACTCTCAATATAGACGCTATCGGTATTGAGGCAGCACTCAAGGGAAAGATCAGCGAAACCGATCGCATCTCTTTGCTATTGCAGAAAGCACTTCTTGAAGGTAATGCCACTTTAGCGACTCAATTAGCAGACCAATTAGATGCTGCTACTAAACGCAACGCTCTCCTGAACGCTGCCCTACTTGCTACTCCCAAGGCTCCTAATCCTTACGAGAATTGGAAGATCCCAGATGATGTTCTGGCTTGGACAGCAGCTTCTTTAGGCGTCACAGTTTCAGCCTTAGGCACAACACCTGTCCCTATATCCTCTACCTTCTCAGATGCACAAATGGAATTGGCTGCCGCAGTTAATGCTGGACAGGTCGCAGAGCAGAAGTTAATTAACGTTCAGGTATATCTAGATGGAGACATCGTTGGCGGTGCAATTACTAATTCACAGATTAACGGATCGCTATCTGGATCGTTTAATCAAGTCAATCGATCACGCAATAAGGGCGCAGTAGCGATCGAATGACACTTCCTGCCACCATCTCGGTATCATTTGACTTTTCGCAAGGAGCGACCTTTGGCCTTGGCTTCGTTATTGGCGATGACAAATACGGAGTAATCGGCACAAGCGCATTTGGTGATTCAGCCGTACTTGATCCAGTAGTTGATCTCAGCAGCGTTACTCGATCAATTAAGATCAGCCGTGGCCGCAATATCATGCGAGACACTTACGAGTCTGGCAACTGTACTGTCCGAGTCTTAGACCCTAATTCTTATTTTAACCCTCAAAATGCGGCGTCACCTTATTTCGGCTATCTCACTCCACTACGCAAGATCCGCGTGGCAGCCACTACGGCAACGGCGCAGGAGTTTCTATTCTCTGGATACGTTGACACCTATAAGTATTACTATCCAACAGGGCAGGAGATTGGATACGTCGATATTGTCTGCTCGGATGCCTTTAGACTTTTTCAGATGGCTAACGTGGCAAGCGTTACAGGTGCAACTGCTGGCCAAACTACAGGCACGCGTATCACTAAGATCCTCGATCAGGTCTCATTCCCTACATCAATGCGTATAACCGACGCAGGATCGACGACAGTACAGGCAGATCCGGGAACATCTCGCACATCCCTTGCAGCTATAAAGGCGGCAGAGTTCGCGGAGCAAGGCGCATTCTTCATGTTGCCAGATGGCACAGCGGAGTTTAAGGATCGCTCAGATGTAGTGGGATCTTTAGCCGCTACCCCTATCGAGTTTAATCAGACAACAGGCATTCCCTACTCAGACCTCAAGTACGCCTTTGATGACAAACTTATCGTCAATCAAGCCAGCATGACTCGCATTGGCGGCACAGCTCAGACTTCTGTCAATGCAGATTCATCGGCTAAGTATTTCCCTCATGGCACGACCATCACAGACATGATTCCGCAGACAGATGCACAAGTCTTAGACATTGCAAAGATATATGTGGCAACTAGAGCCGAGACCACGATCCGCATCGATGCCATGACTGTCGATCTACTCGATACAGATGTACCAACTGACACAATGATCGGTCTAGATTATTTTGACAACGTCAAGATTACTAACGTCCAGCCAGATGGCTCGACAATCGTTAAGACCTTGCAGGTACAGGGCTTGGCGTGGGACATAACCCCTAACAGCATGAAATGCACAGTTACAACACTTGAGCCCATCGTTGAAGGATTCATTATAGGATCAGCGACGTCGGGTATAATAGGCACGTCCATATTAGGATACTAGGAGATAAACAATGGCAGCAGGCTTAGGTTTTAAGGAATTTACGACAGGGGACGTGCTAACTGCCGCCGACGCTAACGGCTATCTAGCCTCACAGGTAGTCATGGTCTTCGCTAGTTCGGCAGCCCGTACTTCAGCCATTGCAAGCCCACAGGAGGGGATGATCGCATACCTCAAAGATACTAACGCTGTAGAAAAATACGACGGCGCAGCATGGGTCTCAGTAGGCGGCGGCGGGGGCGGTAAAGTCTTGCAAGTGGTCAGCGCAGTAACAACAACAGCAACCACAATTTCGACAACTACTTTTACAGATTCGGGTTTAACTGCAACAATTACACCTACTTTAGCAACAAGTAAAATTTTAGTTTTAACAACGCAACCGATATTGGTGCAAACTTCAGCGGCTTCAGGAAATTCTGGAACGCGCTTGCTTCGAGGTGCGACAACTATTGCAGATTTGGCTCCTAATAAATATGAGTCATTTTCTTTAACTGCAACGGGTGCAACTGCAATAGCCAATAGAAGTTTACAGAATATACATTACTTAGATTCGCCAGCGACAACCTCAGCGACTACATATAAAACACAAGGCGCAAATTTTACAACTGGCACGATCGTTTTCCAGGAAAGCAGCACTCCCGGATCAATTATACTTTTAGAAATAGGAGCATAAAATGTTACTTCTAGCAGATGCTATTAGATCCCTACGTCCAGAGTCAGAGTTTTCTTACATTGACAATGATTATGCAACAATTAAGTGGGATGTATTAAAGGGCGACGCTCCATCAAAAGATGAAGTTCTGGCAGAATTGGCAAGGTTAGAAGCTGAAGCAAAGGCCAAACTAGAGGCAAGATCAGCTTCTAAGGCTGCACTACTTGAGCGACTAGGCATCACAGCCGATGAAGCAGCACTCCTACTTGCATGAAGCCAAGACTTTCTAAGTCTGCCATTCAACTACGCGAGCAGATTGATGATGCATTCCCCGATAGAGATCGAACTTCGGACGGCTGGATCGGCGACACTCGACACGCTGCACGCAAGTCTGATCATAATCCAGATGCACAGGGATGGGTTCGTGCCATCGATGTTGACCGCGACCTTAACGGCAAAGGCAGGAAGCCCGATGTCATGCCTGACTTGGTCGATCAGATTCGACTCCTTGCAAAGTCTGGCGATAAAAGAATTAGTTACATCATCTTCGACGGCCGCATCGCCTCATCTAAAAAGGCTTGGGCTTGGCGTCCTTATGATGGGATCAATAAGCATAATCATCACGCGCACGTCAGCTTTACTATCAAGGGCGATGAAGACTCTAGTTGGTTCAATATCCCGATGATAGGTGGAAAATAATGGAGCAAGCAAAATCACTAGCAGCATCATGGGCTCGATCATTCTTGGCCGCTGCCCTCGCGCTATACATGGCAGGCGTAACAGATCCTAAGACCTTAGCGATGGCAGGCGCGGCAGCAGTAGCACCCGTCATTCTGCGCTGGCTCAATCCTAACGATGCCTCATTCGGAGTCGGGAAAGAATGACTCAAGAAAACTTCTTCACTCTTTACTTCGCTAGCCTTGCCGTCATCGGTGGGCTTGCAGGTTATGTGATCACGCATCTTCTGTCTGAAATTAAGAGACTTAACTCGCGTGTCGATG